AATAAAAGTCCGTTCTTCATTACTATAAGCCAACATATATTTAAATATTAATTCATATACACCAGCATAAGCTATATTTCGTTGTGTAGTTGGCGCGGCTTGTCTTTGTTCAGATGCTACTAATTGCATTTCCTTAGCTTTACCCGACCTAGCAGTTGGGTCATATTTACCTTGATCTGTATCAGTTACACCAGCAGTACTCTTAGTTACTTCATATAAAGTCTGTGCCATTGTAAGCTCTTCTGTTATATCAGCAGCAACTTGCTTAACTTGAATAGCTTGACCTTCTTGAGCACTCTCAACCTCAATATACGCAATCTCCGAGTCCTCGTCGTTAATTCTAGTATCTTTCAATTTAGTGACATAAGCCTTAGACATACTCGATTTTCTCTCAGCTTTATTATAGAATTTATTTACCAAGTCTTGTGGCTCTAACTGTAATTGAACTTCGGATATACCATATATATCGTCTGTTAATTTAATTGTTCGTTTTGGTATAAATGGTAATTGTCTAATTAGATAATAAGGTATTGTAGTTCCTTTGGGTATTGTTTTTGTAGGGTTCGCTGACATCTCGTCTTTAGATTTGTCTTGTTCATCACCAGACCTATACGGATTCTCGATATACACCAGATCCTCCTTAAGAATATGTTCCTTAACACCAACATAATGAAAACTGCTACCACCACACGTCGGACACTCCGACTCGGTATTTACAATTGTATTACAAGCTGAACACTCTCGTCTACGTCTCATTCCCCATTCAAGGTCATTGGCTAATACTGTTAAATCGTCTGGTACCCATACAAATCGTCCTACGTGTCTATCCTCATTCAAATAATAACACTCTACAACATTTATTAAGTCACCTTTTAATGGTTTCACAATTCTACCAAATAAGTCATTTACTTGAGTCAAAGTCATTTGTCTTTTATGAAATATATACTCTAACTTCTTATAATCGGATATCCCAGGTTGTGGAAAAACCGTATCAATAGCACATACTTCAACTAGTGGCATACCCGATCTTTCGTGTGTATTATCAAACGGGTTCCATGATACTTTAAACCAACTAGTAGAATCAATTAGTGTACTATGCTCCGATTCGTCTTGGACTTCTTCTGACAACATTCTGTTCATCTCGTGTTTAATTAGTGCTTCTGTAGCTTCTACCGGTATTAAATCACTATGATATCTAGGTGACATCTTCGGAGCAGGTATTTTAGCATTTACTTTTTGCTCTACTAATTCATACGCCATTTTTCTAAGAGCTTTTAATTTTTCATCTGTCTCTTCGCCGTGCTCGTCTAACTTATTAAAGTCACCCATATAAGCTCTGCGCCATTTAGCAACATTTTTACTATTTACTCTAGTGCTCTCATACTCAGCTACTGCAGCCTTATACACCGCATTCCATAGTTGTGCTAATTCCGACTCAGATTCAGTATTTTGGTAAATAGCTTGCTCATCAATAACACCGAGGTACATTAATACTCGTGAGTCTTTTATACTAGGTTTAGGTAATTTATCTTTTTGGTTAGTCCTCATCTATCTAACCTCCTTTTATATAATAACACCATATGTGCCTCCTTCTTCTTTAGGTTTCCATTCAGTTGGTGCACCGTGTCTTCTAATAAATTCATCTTTGTCACGTTGAGTTTTCAGTCCTTTGTAGTCTTGCCACATCTCTGGCCACCAATTAGAATATCGCGAAAATCTTATTACCTTTTTCTCAGCTTTTTCTTCACCGCTTAACAAACCAATATTCTTTTTAATACCTTGGCTAAATGAGTCAACTAAGTCGTCATTCGCAGCAAACGGAAAAGTCCCTAACTCTTGTTTATAAGCATTTGTATAACTTAGTCCTTTTTCTTCCCAAACAAAGTCTTCTTCGCTAGATAGTAAATGAGCATCTTTTTCTACTGGTATATAACAACGTCCATCTCTTTGATAAACCGACGCCGTTTGAGCTCTTGAATATTTACCACCTTCTGGTTCTACTGGAACCACTGAAGGAAAGTCATACTCTGGTATACCTAATTTACGACGCCATTTTTTAAGTACTTGTGTTATACCTGGTCCATTAGCTTTGTCTTCTATATAAATAACTTCTATCTCAGGAAATTTTTTACAAAGATAAAGTATTTTGTCAATTGTGTCTGGTAAGTCCATCTGTTTCCTTACAAGATATCGCAAATAAGAATTGCCTTGTTTTATACCAGTTACTTCCATACCAACAAAGTCAGAAGTTTGGACATCTTTGAAAGTAGCATCTATTGACAAATATATTCTGTCAAATTTAGCAATCTGTTCATCAGTATGCCAATGTTGTGATATCTCATATTCTCCCCAGTCGTCGGATCTAAATAAATTACCCGCTTCATTAGATGGTGAACCTTGAAATAAAGCATTATAGACATGGGCACCTTCAGAAGCTAAGTAAGACTCTCTAATAACATTTGCCCAGTGCTCGTCCTTACCCATCTCTGGACAGATACCTTGACCGACCTCTCTTTTCAAAGGGTCCGATAATACATTATCTTCAGTAGTAAGAGCCGCATAATTATAATCTCCGACAATAAAGTCTTTTCTATGTCTTCTCAACCATCCTATTAAATCTTTTGGTACCCATCTAGTCGCCATAACAATACAAAGACTACCTGGATTTCCTAATAGTCTTGTCTCAACTGTAGATTGATAGGCTTCTATATTACCCTCAATCATAACCTCCGACATAGCATCTTGCATGTTTTTTATAGGGTCATCTATAACAACAACATTCCCTGTTTTACCTGTAACTACACCTCGTAGCCCAGCAGTGGACATACCACCATTTGTATTATTAAATAATTTAGATATTTTGTCAAGTATCATAGTTTCCCATTCACCGGTACTCTGTATCTTATCATGCAGTTTTACTCTACCATGAGTAAACTTTGGAGCATACTCCTCAAACTTATCTCTATTACGTCTACCGAATCTAGCAGCAAAGTCTGAGGCATAACCTAAAGTTAATACGCCCAGTCTAGGATATTTAATTAAACACCAAGATTGAAAAGACTCTGTTATAGTAAGCGACTTACCAGTCTGTGGTGGTGCGCTAAGAAGTATTAGTCCATACGGCATTCTATTAAAGTCTGGTTTACTAGGGTCATATGGTTTCGTTCTATCTACTAGCTTCTCCCTTTTTGGTTTAGGATTCGGACCACGTTCAAACTCTCTTTGTAAATTAGCAGCCATACTATAATGATAAGGTGTCATTATGTATCCGTAATTAACTGCTTGCAAATATGCTGGATAACTCGATATACACTTACGTAATATAATCTCACCTTCTAAACCTTCCCAGTTAACTTTATATTCTCGTATATTCGATATCTCTTTAGGTGTTAACAATTTATAACCATACTCTTTTTGTAGTTCATTAAGAGTTATCATCGTCTTGACCTTTATTTAACATTTTTGTTTCTCTATGCAACGCTAATAACTCCAACTCTTCGTCAGATAGTGCTTCATACTCTCCAACACCAATACTAATCTCTTCTTTAACTTTTCCAGCAGTTCTTTCTAATAAAGTATTGAATACTGGTGTCTCAAAAGCCGCTCTAATAACATTTGCTTCAACGAGAACTTCTGCTTTCATTGGTAATCGATCTAAACCTTCAGCTTGTAGTCGTAATAATACATTATTATATGCGGTGTTATATATTTCAGACTGAGGAGAAACATTACCTTTTACGTCGTAGAATGCAGGTAGAACAGCGGCATCGGATTGTAGTGATTTACCAATCATTTGCTTCCATGCTTTTTTAGCGTATCTCTCATCTGTAAATAAACTTTTATATTCACGTTCTTCGCGTTCAGCTTTAGTCATGTAATTTACCTCCTATAGCATTTGGGGTTTTAGTCCCTCTCTTTATATTATATTCAAAATAAATTAGTCTTCGTTACTACTAAGCTAGTTTTGAGTCAAAAATATTTTATAAAATTTTACACACGCGCGCGTATATATAAATAAGATATGTGCGCGCGTAATATATATCAAGTTGTATATTGATAACGTGGTGTCATTTATGCTGTATTTATAATGTGTGTTATAATATCTATTGATAATGTGGTGTCTAAGATCTATTGATAACGTGGTGTCTAAGATCTATTGATAACGTGGTGTCTAAGATCTATTGATAACGTAGTGTTATAATGTTATATAGTCATTTATGCTGTATATGAAAATATGTCCTACGATCCTTTGAAATATTTAACCGCTTCATTTAATAATACACTCAGTTGCTATTTTTTAATATATATCAAGATACTATTAATGAAAGAAGTTAGTAAATAAAAAACTTCAAAGAAAGGAAAAGATTATGTTAGTATTAGAACGAAAAGGGCTTAAAGTTTTTCATAATGGAGTAGAACTTAAAATTAACGCACAAGCTAGTAAAGGGCCTAACAACGAGGTAGTTTGGGTTGGCGACTTAGACGAAGCAAATGGGCAAAAATGGGTATCTTTGTCAAGACTTAATGAAGGTATTAATGAAATAGTTGCAAAAGGTAGAAATGTAGCAAAAAGTAAAAAATACGAACTTACGCCACAAGAGGCTGAAGAAGTAGCACTTTTACAAGGTAAAATTGACTCAATTATTGAAGTAGCAAAAGCTAGATATGTACCAAAACCTAACTTAAATGTTAATGTAGATGAGTTAAGTGAAGAAGAAAAAGACGAATTAGTAGCACAACTTCAAAACTATCTAAAGGTCAAAAAAGCTACCAAGTAGTAGCTTTTCTCCGCAATGAAAAAGTATACAATGAGTGTGAATATAATTACACAAAAACTGTGGGCTTTTTCGTTGCGTGTTTTGGTATGAACTTACTGACGCAAAATCGAAGTGGGTGGTTTTAACAAAATACAAAGAGTGCAAACACCACGACGACAAGCTAAAGCTACTAAATAGATGATGTGATTATATGCTTATTAAGATATGTTATAACATATTCATATAAATGTAATAGTCACATCTTGCTTTGATGACTAATATCACTAAGATGTGTGGTTTTAACAATATAATCACATTTTGTATTAGTGGTTAATATCACTAAGATGATGTGTGGTTATATGCTTTGATGACCAATATCACTAAGATGCTTATTAAGATGGTTAATATCACTAAAATGTGTGTTTTTGATGATGTGATTATATGCTTTGATGACCAATATCACTAAGATGCTTATTAAGATGATGTGATTATATGCTTATTAAGATATGTTATAACATATTCATATAAATGTAATAATCACATCTTGCTTTGATGGCTAATATCACTAAGATGTGTGGTTTTAACAATGCATAGGATGTTAGTAGTATAAAGGTGCCACTTTTACAAGAAAATATGATGGAAATTGATATATGGTCGTCTAAATAAAATAATTATCCAAGAATATAAAAAAAATGAGAAAGGGGATATCCCTAAGTAATGATATTTTTATTTTATTATATATACTATACATATACATAGCACATATAGCATATGACACATAAGGTAGCATATGATAAAATAAAAGGGATGATATATCATTCATATAGAATATATAAAATTTCATATTCTTGGATAATTATTTTATTCGAGATTACTAATCTCAAATAAGATGATTAGAAAATTAGAAAGGAGTCATATTTATGACAAAAGTGAAAATTTGGACAAAAGGTGGAGTTCACGTAGGCCAACTAATAAAAGAAAGTACTAGAGCCGAGGTACTACCACAATCGTGTAATGGTAGAAATAATAATGATGTATATATCACTATATTGAAAGCCAACAACTACATACACATACCAAAAGTAAATCTAATTGGTATAGAAAAATTTAAGAAAGTAAAGGAAAAAGACCATGAGTAAAATGAATAAAAAAGAGTTAGTAGAATTTTTGATAGAAAACTTTACAAATGAGCAAGATATAGTAGATTTAGACAAGTTGGATTTTGGCGATAAAATAGTTTTATTAAGTGGAATGAAAGCAAAAGAAATATACCAAAGTCACCATGAAGCAAATGGAATATATCAAAACTTTCACAAAGCTGATGAAATATATCAAAACTTTCATGAAGCTGATGAAATAGCTCAAAATCACCATGATGCAACTGAAATATATCAAGAAGCCCATATCGCGAAAGAAATATATCAAAATCACCATGATGCAACTGAAATATATCAAGAAGCCCATATCGCGAAAGAAATATATCAAAACTTTCATGAAGCTGAGATAATACATCAAGACAACCATGAAGCAAAAGAAATAATACAAGATAATATAATTGACAAAAACGATAAAAAGTAAAGGAGGGCAAATAATATGGGTTATAGATTACATGCAACAATACCAAACATCAAGCCTTATGACAAAGACTTAGAGTTAGGTAAACAGTATGATTCTAAATGGGACTTCTTCAATTACAAATGGTTCGGTGAAAATAACGACGGTGGTCGTATTTCTCATGAAGACATTGAAGAATTCTATGCAGAGTATGTAGAAATAAATAATCAGCCAAGTGATTATAAGTTATATAACACTGAACTGTTAAAAGAAATGGTGGATTATGCATTGCTACATAAATTAGATATGTATTTTGAAAGTTACTAAGGAGGTTAGTATGAAAACTATTAAGAGTGGCAACATTGATGATTTAACAGTAGAGCAGAAGGTGATATTCATGTCACAGCTTAGAAAATATTATCCAAAAAGAGAAGTAGATTTAGATTGGCTTTTTATTAAAGTAGTAGAACTAGATAGTGCTAGTAAGAGGAGGTTATCTCGTCTAAGAATTGTGTCGGGGGATAAGGATGCGTTCTTAATCATTGGTTATAATGTTTGTGAACTTTATATAGAAAATAAATAGGAGGAATTATAACATGGAAAATATTATTGAGGCGGAGAGCCGTCTATTAGCAGAGGCGTTAAATTATGTAATGGATAAATTAAAAAGAGGTAAAATAAATGAACAAGAACACTGAGTTAAATTATGAATATCCGATATATTCTAATTACTATGATAAAGAAATAAACGAGTATTGTTTTGTACACGATATTAAGATATTACAACATCATCGAGATAAAGGTATTGTAAGATATGTAGCTCCTATTAAAGAATTGCGCGATTTGCACCAAAGATTTTTTAATGACTATACTTTTGCTGTACTGATATTTCGTGATTCAAAATGAGGAAAGGAGGAAGAAAATGTCTAAGATGAAAAATATGATGGAATGTATGGGTTGTAACAAACTAATAGACTTTAATGATGAATACTATGAATCAACTAGCGGTGAAGTTCTATGTTCCGAATGTGGTGAAGAAGTATTATATGTACACGACTTTACACAATATGATGAGTATCCGTTGATAGATGGTGAAGAAGGGTTTGATGGAGGGCAATATTTGGGTAGTCAATGGAGATTTAGAAAGGAACCATTAAAATGACGTCTCAGTTACGTGAAGTTAAACAAGTGTTGTTTTCGAGCAAGAAAGCCACGCTCACTATACAAAATGTAGACACTAAAGTGGGTGCTAGTTATCGGCTAACAAGATCTGACTCGTCTATACCGGCTAAGATATTCGTATGGGGCAAAGACAGAGGTGGAGGTAGCAACCAGTATATAGGTATGTTGTTCCCACATACTTCGAAGATAGCGGGACTATCAGTTCCTGAAACGTCCACTGTCTATACGCTGTTGAAATATTTTGTTATGATGTTGTTTGACGAGTATCCACAGATGAGAAATATGGGTTTGTCAATTTCGGCAGAGTGTGTATGTTGTGGGAACTATAAGACAATAATTATAGAAGGTGAACAAAGTGAAAAGAAATAAATTGTTAGAAGAGCTTGAGAAGCATGGTATTCACCCGTCGGGTCGTAAAGTTCGATCTGATAAAAACAAGACGCACGAAATGACTGCGGTAGAACGTAAACCGAGAAGTGATATAGGTAGTAAAAGATCTACTTACAACAAAAGGTCTCCTGAATTTAATAAAAAAATCTTTGATACTTTAATAGCAAGTAATTTCAAAGATGGTGAGGACCTACTACAACGTGATGACAACGGTATTTTTCCACCACAAATTACACACTATTATAAAAGAGTATATAAATCTGATGGTGGATATCGTTCTTCTACACGTCGATCGAATCACCCAGAGCAACTACGTTGGAAATGGTGGATGAGTGAATATGAGAACTCTACTGGTAACACTAAGAAACAGTGGGCTACTAGAATACAGAATTGGTATTTTATAGAAGAGGCTGATATATTATTGTGGTCTTACGAGGAGTGGGCTTGGGCTTACTTTACTCAAATTGGCGGAGTACTTAATAGTCAATTATCGGATAACTTTATTAAGTTGTATTATAATAGTTATTTGAAAGGCGACTACGGTAGACCTAAACGAGATAAAAATGATTATATTATATGGGAAAGGTAAATGAAATAACACAAGATAATATAAAAGAAAATAAGTTAAGATACATAAAATTATAGTGAATAAAATTAAACATTTAGGAATATAATATAATAGAGAAGGAAATTGACAACCTGCTCTAATTTATATAGATTATTAAGTGTCGTCTGCTAGGCCTAATAATCGCTAGTAAGGTAAAAATTACCCTGAGAATACCTGTAAGGGACTGCTAAGTCGTAGGAGGACAAAATGGCAAAAATTATATTAAACAAAGATTACGTTGCAACGGACGACGTAAAACAAACTGGTAAGTACTTATTTGATACCGAACAAGATGGTGCTGAACCAGTAGAATTAACAGTATGGCTTGAGAAATCAAAAGCTAACGAACAACATCCAAATGGAAAACCTTGGATTTTGTTACCAAAAGATAATGTAACTAATAGACGTTACTTTTCGGAAGATTTATTTAATGCTACAGCAGTTGATGGTGTTGTTGAAGTAGAAGTTAAAACAACTCCACCAAGAGTATTAGGTGCAACTGGTGTTAAGCAAACAATCCTTAAATGGCTTAATGAAGAAGATGCTGCTATGTATACTGAGTTAGTAGAAGGTGCAGTAGAAGCTTATAAAGAGGCTAAAAACAACTTCAAGAAGAAAAAACCTGAGGACATGACTGTTGAAGAACTTGAGTCTTATATCGAAGCACTTAAAGCTGGAGAAAAACCAAAGGTTGCTACAGGTCCAAAATCATTCTTAGATATGTTTACTGAAGAAGAGTATGACCTTTATAATGAGTTACTTGCGAAAGCTGCTGAAAATAAAGCAAATGCTCCAAGAGCTCCGCGTAGAAAACTTACTGAAGAAGAGAAGGCTGCAAGAGCTAAGAAGAGAGTTCAAAAAGAAATTT